AAGATAGATAGAACAGATTGTGTCATACAAGGTAAAGACCCAAAGACAGCTGAAAACAATATGAAAGAAGCACTTGACAAGAACCCAAATTTAGATTACAATGACCTCAAACTCAAAGTAGAAAAAGATGTAGGTTTATACATCACTTGGGTTGGAGAAAATAAAATAAAGAATGTAGAGTATCCTAGAGAATGGTGTGCTGGTGCGACTGCAATACACCTCGCATGTCAACAGGGTGCAACAAAGGTTTATATGTTAGGATTTGATTTATCCAGTTATGATAGTCCACTAAATAACATATATAAAGGTAGTTTGAATTATCTACCTGAATATGCAAAGGGGTTCAATCCAGTAAACTGGAATTTACAACTTGGAGCTATCTTCGGAGAGTTTAAAGATGTAGAATTTTTCTGGATTAATCCTGTTCATACTTCGTTAGATAGTGTGAACGAAAAGTTTCGTAATGTAAATTTTTTAACATACGAAGAACTATACAAAACATACGATAACATAAGGAGAAAATAATGTCGTTAGATAAGTTAAAGTCAACTAACACTCTTGACAAGTTAATCAACGCAGTCAAGAAAGACGAAAAAGACCCAACCGAAAAGAAGTCCTATGTAGATGAAAGACTATGGAAACCAGAACTTGATACAACAGGTAATGGTTACGCAGTCATTCGTTTCCTACCAGCAATCGAAGGTGAAGACTTGCCTTGGACTAAACTTTGGAGTCATGCGTTTCAAGGGCCAACTGGTCAGTGGTTTATTGAGAACTCACTAACAACCTTGAACCAAAAAGACCCTGTATCAGAGTACAACAGTTCATTGTGGAACTCTGGTGTAGAAACCGATAAAGAGATTGCAAGAAAACAAAAGAGAAAGTTATCATACTACTCAAACATCTATGTGATTACAGACAGTAAGAACAAAGACAATGAGGGTAAAGTTTTCTTGTTTAGATATGGTAAGAAGATATTTGACAAACTGATGGCTGCAATGCAACCTGAGTTTGAAGATGAGTCACCTATCAATCCTTTTGACTTTTGGAAGGGTGCAAACTTTAAGTTGAAGATTAGAAAAGTAGATGGTTTCTGGAATTATGATAAGTCAGAGTTTGAAAAACCATCACCTATTCTAGATGACGACAGTGCAATCGAGAGAATATGGAAAGAACAATATCCTCTTGCAGATTTCACTGCACCAAGTAACTTCAAGTCCTATGAAGAACTCAAGACAAGATTAGATGCAGTTCTTTCTGGTAAAACTATTGTAGGTAATCAGACAGTTGAAGATGAACCTGTTGCATCACCTAAAGTAGATACTAAACCTGTAGAGAATAAGGTGAAGGACGAAGAAGATACTATGGATTACTTTAACAAACTTGCAAACGCATAATTACTGTGCATTCGCAACAGCTAATTGGGTGGGGTCAGTGTGACTAATTTGTTTTATATTATGTTGCACCGACTCCATCTTTGAGTTATTTGATGCATCTACTGTAGTTTGATTTACAACAGTTGTTTGTCCACCTTCCATTTTATTTAATGCGTTTTCACCCATTGCATGAAACTGTTCAAAATGTTTTTGAAGTGCAGCTGCAACTGCTGTATCTATTTGTTCTTTAGTTGCATCTTTTTTAATTAAATCTTTACCAAACTGTAAAAGTTTACCACCAAACTCTTTGACTTTCTCTTTTGTTGGTATTGCATCTATGACTCTCTTTTTCAAGTCTGCACCAAAGTTTTTAATTTTTTCAGATACATCTTCAAATGAAGGTAGTTCAATTCCTGTTATGTCTTCAAACCTACTAATCATATCATCTTTTAGTGATGTAAATTTATCACCTAATTCACTCAATTTACCTTTTAGGCCCTCTGCAAAACCAGCCATCTTTTCTTTAAGTTCATCTTTTGTTGGTAACATTTCCTTAAATGCATCAAACTTTTCACCTATCTTATCACCAATACCACTAAAAAATTTAGATACACCCTCTGGACTTCCCATACCTAATGTAAGAATACCAACTGCACCACCGACTAATGCTGCCTTTGCAATATCCATTTTAGTCGCAGTTTCATCTTCTGCTTTTTTCATACCTGCTTTAACACCACCAATAATACCTGTTATCCCAGCGCCAATTACAAGACCAACAGGGCCAGTTGCAAATGAAGCTGCACGACCAAGACCAGCAAGTCCAACTCTTCCAGCAACACCTCCCAAAGAACCTAATCTACTACCAACTCCAGCAACTGTTTTACCGAGTCCTTTAGCACCAGTACCAATTTTACTACCTAAACCTGATACACTTTTAGTAAAGTTTCCAAAACCCCTTGCAAGTTTAGTTCTATTTTTTTTACCAAAAATCCCAAAAAGTTTAGATACACCTCTACCTAACTTTCCAAAATTTATCTTTGTAAATATTTTAAATCCTCTACTTAAAATTGCAAATGGTAAATCTAAAAGTAAAAGTTTAAGAGTTTTTAATGGTCTAGTAAATGCAATAAGAGCAACAGCTGCTAAACCTAACTTTGCAAGAAACCCAGTAGTCCCCCCTTCAATACCTAACTTTTCATCTATAAACGCACCTATTTTATCAATACCTTTAAAAAATTTTACGATTGAAGGTATGAGTTTTTCATCTAAGTAACCTAAAAATTTGAAGAAGGTGTCGGACTTTAAAAAAAATATTAGAGAACTTAAACCTAATATTGACGCAAGTCCTTTGTTATCCTTAAAGAATTTACCCATACTTTTGAACACATTTTCAGTGCCAGTTTTAAATCCATCAAGTCCTTCTAAAAATTTACTATCCTTAAACTCCTCTTTTTTTCGTAAAGACTCTTTTTCTGATTCTGAAAGTCCAAACTTGTTACTTATTAAAGTAACACTTTCTAATATTTGTTGTAATAATGTGGTGTTTTTATCTTCATTTTTTTCTAGTTGATTAGAAACATTTTTACTTTGTTCAAGTGTTGGAGGCCCAAATAATTCACCTTGTTTTACATCATCTTTTATTACCTCTACATTATTTTTTTGTAATGAAGAAACTTTACCTAACGCTTGAGTCGTTCTTCTTTGTTCATCTATAAGTTGTTGAAAGGTTTGTTCGGTGATTTCAGCCATTACTTCTTCTTCTTATCCACATATGCATTTGCACCAAAGAATGCAGCTACTAATGCTGAGATTGCAACAAAGTATGTAGGTGCAATATCTGCTAATAATTGTCCTGTTGTTTCATATCCTATAAGGTCTGCAATTACGATACCGAGTGGATACACTAACATACCCATTAATGCGAACCATGCCATTCTTCTCATTGCATCTCGTCTTGCATCTGCGTCCTCTAGTTCTTTTCTTTTAAATTCCAAGTCCATCTCTAATTCTTGTGCAGAGATGTGTCCATCACCATTTAAATCTTTTTTCGCAATCTCATCATCAACAGTTTTAGTTATTTTATCTGCCATAAAACTATCCCTTCATTTTTTGATTTTCTTTTTCAATCCTTTCATTCTCTTTTTTTATGTGTTCCATTAACAAACCAACATAAATTTCTCTTTCCCAAGGCATCATCTCATCTAACTCACTTAAACTATATTTATGATGTTGCATCATAGAAAAGTTTGTTTTAAAATAGTTACTCAGAGTCTCGTGAACGAGACTTATTCTAAAAAATTTGAGAGGCCCTCCAACACAACCTCACCTTTAACCTTTGTTTTTGGATTGGTAACCTTTATTACATGACGAAGTTTAGGCATACTGTCAAAAAACTTCATAATTGAATCTAATTGATTATTAGTTAAAGAATCAATAAATTCATTAAGTTCATCATCATTAATATCAACTCTATGATATATTTTATCATTGTGATGTATTTCTTGTACACAATTATTTAGTATTGAAAACACCACAGATGCGTTACTTTGAACTGTTAATACACCTTTAACATCATTTAGAAGTGGATATCTTAAATATAATTTAATACTATCTGATAATATTATTTCATTTGTGTGTTCTGCTGTCATTTGAACAGAAATATCTTGAAGGTTCAATTTAATAGGAACTTTTGTTTTGTTATCATCTGGACAGGTAACCATAATTTCTGATGTTTCACCAACAGACTTTGCTCTAATTTGTAAAAACACATATTCAATATCAAACAATGGTGATTTTGATGGGTCTATCTTATCAAAAGTACAAGATTTCACTAAATTTCCAACTGCATTTGCAATATCATTTTCTTGTCCAGATTCTTGAGACATCAGTAATATTTTTTGTTCCTTAACAAGAAAAGGTCTATATTTTATTTTTTCATTTGTTGATGGTAACACTAACTCGTAGGTAGGTGTTTGTAACTTAGGTAAAGCCATTATATTATCCTTATAATTTAGTCAATACTTTAGGTATTGCACTCCTTATTTCTCTCTCAACACTATTTACTACTACCTCACCTATTCTATCTAATAGTGGTTTAGGTAGGTCTGACTCATCTGTTAGGTTCTTAAAATATCTATACTTAAATGTCACACTTACTTTTTGTATTTCTGTTGCTGGTGCATATGATAATGGTTGTTCTGCAATCGTAGATGGAAAACACTCAAGTAACTGCACACCAAATCTTTTTTTATTATTATCATCAAGTTGGTGTATATCAATCGAACCTGTATATTTGTCATAATATTCAAATGCAAAAGTTCTGTTATCAAACGCAAGTCTTTGCCATGTTTCAAAAAATGTTCTTTCTCGCATATCATTGGAACACTGAAAGACACCTGTGACATCACCATAAGAATAACCTGTCACGACATCTTTTATAGGCCCATATAAATTTATATCACTTGTTACATCAAGTGTGCGGCCAGGAAATGAGATAGATTCACAACGAAGACTTGTTTCTCTTGTTGTACCTTCACTTGTCTTTTGAGGCATTAGAATAGACATAATATTTGTGTCTGAACCAGCTGACTTACCTCTTGCACCAGATGGTGGGTGTAGTGTTACCTCATATCTAGAGGGTTTTGCATATCCATCATCACTACGAAAACCACTAAGTATCTCATTTATGACACCGTACGCAGTTCCTTCTAATAATCCACCTATGTTTATTTTAGGCATTAAGGTCTTCCTTGTCCTCTGTATGTTTTGTGACTTCTTCTTTTATTCTTGTTCATTGTAGATGTAATAGGATTTCTACCTTGAGAAGTTCCTTTTTTTATATGGTCTACAACTACTTTTACTCCAAACTTAGATTTTTTCATTATATCATTTTCCTTGAATCTTTATATACTTCTGCTTGACTACCTTTTTTAAATCTTGCAACAGGTAGTAGTGTTGCAACTGTGAACTCGTCTGCGTCTACTCTACGAAATCTTGACTTTACTTTACCAGCAAGATATCTTTTGATTGTTGGTCTTATTAATCTTACTCTTTTCAATGCATTATAACTTACACCTAGTCTTGTTGTTTTATCAAACTTTGTATTGTTACTAAAATCTACAACTCTATCTAGTAACTTCATACGCAATGGTATGGGTAAATAGTGAAAGTTTAATCCTAAAAATCCATCATTATAATCTTCTAAAGGTAATACCAAAGGAAAAGTATCATAATATGGAAGTTTCTTTTTTAACTTTGGGTCATAGATAAACATATTTAATCTACCAAAAAAAGGACTGGTTGCTTGTTTACCATCTCTAATCAAGTCAAGAGTTTTAGGTGTACCAAACTCTCTTATTTTATCACGATACCAATCAGTAGATTTAGGTCTACCTTTTGCAGCCTTAACTACACTCTGAATATATTTACTTGGGACTGCCACTTAGTTTCTCTCTATTCTTTAAATGTTCTTCTGCAATCTTTTGTTTTGACTGTCCATAATACCTTACACCGTACCAGTTGTCAATCATAAATTCATTTAATATCACATACCTATCAAGGTGTGGTTCATGCACTCTAAACTTACCAAGTATCCTACCAAACTTACCAGACTTGTCTTTCTCTGTAATAAGTGTTTGTGTAGAACCAACAGGCATCAATGTCTGAACTAACTCTTTAGCCATCAAACCATACTTCTTTTCTTCTAAATCTCTGGTTCTACTCTCTGGAGTATCGATACCATATAACCTTACTCGTTCCTTATGTAACCATACACCAAAACCTAAATCGATATCCACATCAACTGTGTCACCGTCAATTATCTTGACTATTTTACATTTGTATTCGTACATAATACTATTTATACTGTGGGTTGAGATGTTTCTCTGTGAGTATCTTAAATTCCATATCTCTATTTGCACACCAATCTTTTGCAGACTCCCACTTTGCATTGTTGATACCCCAAGTCTTGACCTCTTGATACCATTTGCGTGTGCGTTTTTTAGGTGTCTTGTTTGGTTGTTTACACTGATATTCTGGTTTTACCTCTATGATAAACTTCTTGACACCACCACTAGCCTGTTCTATCTTGATATAAAAGTCTGGAAAGTATCGGTGTATTTTACCGTCCCAAGGCGACCTGTAAGGTACGATTACTTCTTCACTACCCCACTCTATAACTTTTGTATTCGTATCACAGTAGACCATAAACTTGCGTTCCCAGAGAGAACGATAGATTATCTGTGATGGATTACCCTTATACTTTTGTGGGTTTTTTGGAATATATTTACCTTTGTATGTCATGTCGACTAAATACCTTTAGGAGTATTTATATGGTCGATTTTAGTTCTATTGGTAGAAGAGTTGCAACCCAAGTAGTAAATAATGGTTTACAAAAAGTAGCAGGTAATTTACCTGGCCTATTAGGTTTTGGTCAGAATGGTCGTGGTAATAGTTCAGATACAAATGTTCTCAATCAACCTAAAGTGGACACGAAGATGTTTCAATTTCCACTAGATGTGACAGCAGAGCCTGGTATGGGTAATCAAGGTCATTATATCATGTTTTATATTAACGAACAGTTAGATGCACAGTTAACTTTTGCTGGTGAACCTAAAAGTGGACAGAAAACCATAGAAGAAGAACAACAGAGGAGAGGTATTCCAGAGAACCTAAAAGAAGCAAAACTTGTTAATGATACAAGACTACAAAATAAAATTAAAAAAAACGAAAAACAATTAGAAAATATGCTTTCTGGAAACATAGCTGATTTTACACCAGCAAAAAATCAAGAGTATGAAAAAAAGAGAAAAGAGTTAGAAAACCTTAAATCTAATATAAAAGAGGGTTCAAAGGTTATCTCACTAAAAAGAAAACCAACTCGTAGATTAGACACTTGTATTGCAATGTATATGCCTGCAGCTGTAAATGTTACCTATGGTTCAGAATATACAGATGCAGCCATAAGTCCACTTGCATCTGGGGCGGCAGAAACAATTCAAACTCTTATTAAAACAAAAAGTTTACAATCTGCATTTGAAGCTGGTAGTGCAAAAGTTACAGAGGACATTAAAAGAAGAGCAATATTAGGTACTCTAGGTTTAGTAGATTCACTTGGTATAACAGGTGCAAGAGAAGCATTTGAAATATCTGTTGGAGAAGTTGTAACAGACAGAATGGAACTTGCGTTTAAAAGTGTTAGACGAAGGATTTTTACTTATAATTTTAAGATGATTCCAAAAAATTCACGAGAAGCAGATGAAATAAGAAACATCATCAAAATGTTTCAAGTAAATATGTTACCAGAAATGAAAAGAGGTAGACAAGCAACAACTATGAACTTTCCCAATACTTTTGATATTCGTTATATGTATAATGGTTCTGATAATGATTACATACACAGGGTATCAACCTGTGTATTAACAGATATGACAGTAAATTATGGTGGTGATAGATTTAAAACATTTTCACCACATAATACACAGGGGGCACCTGTTGTTGAAACAACCATAAACCTATCGTTTAAAGAACTAGAACTTATCACAAGAGAAAGAGCATTAGAGGGTTATTAAGATGTATTTTGAATCATTCCCCACAATATTTTATGACGCAAACGGTGATGGTACAGTAAAAGATGTTAAGAATTTACTTAGAAGAGTTGGACTTCGAGCTGTAGTTAGGTCAAATGTACTACTCTTTGATACCTACGAAGTAAAAGAGGGTGAGACACCAGAGATAATTGCACACAAGTTATATGGTGACTCAAATCTACATTGGATTATTCTTATGATAAATGAAATTACTGATAGGTATCATCAGTGGCCAATGACTGTACCACAGTTTCTAGATTTTATTAACGACAAGTATGACAACCCAGATGGAATACATCACTATGAGACCACACAATCCTCTGGTGATACAAAAGTAAAAATTGAAGTTATAAACGAAGTAGATGAAGATGCGTTTACAGGACTCGTACCTATAACTAATCGTGAATATGAAGAAGATAGACAAGATAAACTCAGAAGTATTAGACTGATAGACCCAAAATTTATTGGTCAGTTTGTTGCTGAGTTTCAGACATTAATGAAAGAAACTGCAATATAATGAGTAAGATAACTCAAGCTGGAGAGTTTACAGTTGATAAGTTAGAGATACTTACATCAACAGGTGTATCACAGTTAGACTTTGAAAAAAATGTGATTGGAATAGACCTTGCAGAGAGTATTTTTACAAATACAGTTTTTGCAACATTAGCAGTAGTTGATAATAATAATCTTATATCAAATATGCACTTTATTGGTCAAGAATATTTGACTATAAAACTTTCAACACCATCATTAGACTCACCCATTGTAGATAAAGTTTTTAGTGTTGTAAGTGTGTCAGGTAGAGAGGATATTTCAGTTGGAGCTCAAGTTTATGTTCTTAACTGTGTGTCACCAGAGTTACTACGAAGTAATAGGACTAGGGTTACACAAAGTTACACTGATACAAATTCTAATATTATTAAAGAAATATTAAAAGACCCAAGTCTACTCCAAAGTCACAAAAAATTTGTGGTTGAAAAATCACAAGGAATAAGAAAACATATTGCAACAAATATGAGACCTCTTGAGTTTATAAAAAATCTGACTAGAGAGTCAATATCTGCAAGTAAATCAGGGTCACCACATTACTTATTTTATGAAAATCTAGATGGGTTTAATTTTGTTACCTTAGATAGTTTATACAATGAAGATGTAACAGCATCACTCGAAGTTGGGGAAGTTCTTACTATTGACGCAGAGGTTAAAAAAGATTACGAAGATGATTTTAATAGACTGTTAAGTTATTTACCGAGTAATACAATAGATATGTTGAAAGGTTCTAGAGCTGGAATGTTTGGTTCAAATCTCATAAAATATAATATATTTGAAAAAAGGTATGAAGTAACTGATTACAAATACTTAAGAGACTTTAGTCAGTTTAGTAGAATACGAGAAAAACCTAAGTATAATAATACAGATGTGGAATTAGATAAAACTGATGCAAGAAGACATTTACACCCAACATCAAATTCTGAAGGAACAGATGTTAGATATAATGACGCATCTTATGTTGATAACCAATGTGAGCAGTGGATTTTATCAAGAAGGTCAAGAATGTTAGAATTGACAATGGGGGATACTCATGTTGTATCAATTCATGGTAGAGCTGGTCTTACGATAGGTGATAAAGTTCATATGACCATACCAATAACAGGCAAATCTCATGGTGGTTCAGAAGAAGACCCAAATACAGGAGATTTTTTAATCACACAAATTAAACATAATTTCACACAAGAACCATCAAGAAAACATATGATGACAATGACAGTTAATACTGATGGTTCATCACGAGAGTTTATAAATGTTGCAAAGGGAACTGAACCAATCATATCAACATTTCAAGTAAAAGAAATATAGAAAGGAGAGTTTATAAAACACAATCTAAAAAAATATAACCCAATGGAGAAAAAAATGGCTAGAGGTAAAGCAAAAAATAGAATTAAGAAAATGACATTTCAAAGACAAAGTAGAACAAACATTATACCAATATCAAAGGGGGATAAATACAAAGATAAGTTTTATGAACGAGAAACGGAAGATGATAACATTCAAAGAATTACAGGAGGGTGTCTACGACCCCAATATATTTAAAGCATTCTTTCTTGCAGGCGGGCCAGGTAGTGGTAAGTCTTATGTTGTTACAAGAACATCTAAGATGTTTGGTATGCGTGTTGTAAACTCAGATGATGTATTTGAGAAGTTAGTCAAGTCAGCTGGTATGAGTATGGACATGAGAAACTACTCCAAAGCCCAAGAGAAAAGAAGAGATGAGATTAGAGCAGTCGCAAAAAGAATAACAAGGGCAAGAGAGAAAAACTATGTCGAAGGAAGATTAGGTCTTATTATAGACGGTACAGGTAAGAACTACGATAAGATAGAGAAACAAATGCGTGAGTTACAACAACTAGGTTATGAAAGTCACATGATATTTGTAAATACATCACTTGATGTTGCACTTGAAAGAAACGCAAAAAGACCAAGAAAACTACCAGAGAATATCGTGGTGCAATCTTGGAATAATGTACAGAAAAATATAGGTAAGTTTCAAAACTTATTCAGAGATAGATTTATTATTGTAGATAATAATGATGCGAATGAACCACCACACATAGAAGTCTTTAAAAGAGTAAAAACTCTTGCAAATAAAAAAGTTACAAATGGTATTGCAAAAAGGTGGATTGCAAATGAGTTAGAGATGAAGAAGAGAATATGAGAAGTGACGAAGAAGTTATCAAACATATCAATGAGATTATAGACAGACAAATACAACCCAGTGTAGGCCTACATGGTGGTAGAGTATCCCTAGAAAAATACGAAGATGGTATTGCAACCATGTTTATGAGTGGTGCGTGTAGTGGTTGTGCATCATCAAGTTATACCTTGCAACAAGGTATCCTACAAATGTTGCAATATTACATTCCAGAAGTCAAAAATGTCCTGAAAATAGAAGACCCAGATTCAGATGTAGACCCCTATTATACTTGACAAATACCCCCCTTTATGGTACTATAATAGTGTAAGTGATTCGTTTTAATAATTAAATAATGAGGTTGACATGATAAAAAAAATTCCAGAAATGTGTGGTTGGATTGGAATGGTTCTAATTCATGGTGCAACAGCTCCAACATCAATATCTGTTATAATGGGTTGGTCAACTAATTTACCACCATTAAACTTTATATTGATTGTTTGGTTAGGATTATTTTTATTCCTAATAAGAGCAATATATGCTAAAGATGTATTATACATTGTATCTAATGCGATTGGATTTTCTTTGAATAGTTTACTCTTAAGTTTGATTGCATTTAGTTAATATGGACTTGACAAACATTACAAAAAAGGTTATGATTAGTTATGAATAAAATATTAAATAGAAATCTAAACAAAGTTACAAAAGACACTGTCTATGTCATTCAGAAGGATTGGAAAGACGGTGGAGAGAAGATTGTCGCAGAGGTTTATTTAGACAAGAACTTATCTCTATCACAGAAGATTGACAAAGCCTTCATGTTGACTAATAGTATCGAAGACGCATGGTGGAACAATGATGATGTTCACGCAGTAGAACATTCAAGGTCAACAAGTTCTGGCGACATGGTCAAGATTGGTGATAGAACCTTTGAGTATTGTGACTTTGGACATAAAGAGATTAAATAATGAAAATAAAAGATGAATTGTTAAAGGACAGTAATACCCAAGAACAAAAAATTCCTGTCAAATTAATACAGCCATGGAGTAATTTTATAGTTAAATTTAAGTTACCAGATTGGGGACTTGAAGATTTAGGTAAATTATATAATGACGCAAGTGATTTGAATGTTAGTTTTGGTAGTGAATTAGTTGGTCAAGTCGATAACGAACCTCAAGTAACAGATGAGTTACAAAAAAAATATACTAGATTTACTAATTTTTGCATGGAAAGTACAAGACAATATGTGGAAATGTCTATGTTTCAAGTTTGTGCTGGTGATAATGAACAGAAAAAGTTAAAACAATTCCAAGATGATGAAGTATTGACAAGAATAACTACAATGTGGTTTGTAAATCAAAAACCTAACGAATATAATCCTATACATATTCACACTAATTGTAAAGTGTCAGCTGTCATGTATTTAAAAAAACCATCTCAACAAGTAATAGATAGAAAACAACATTATAAATCAGATGGTATGATTACATTTGTTAACAATAGTGGTACAGATATAAGTTATGTTAACGGACAATGTTCTTTTAATCCAGAGCCAGGGGACATGTATGTATTTCCAGCACTACAAAATCATATGGTATGGCCTTATAGGTCTAAAGACCCTGACGATAGTAGGATAAGTTTATCTTTCAATGCAGATTGGATATTAAAAAGTGCGTTAGAAAGACAATCTAAAGACCAAGAAAGAATGTATAAAGAAATGAAAAAAATGAAAGAGAGTGAAAATGATAAAGGCCTTACTGATGGTAACATCAATAAATCTGGGTAATGTCGAGACTGTATTACCTAACATGAAAGATTGTTTAGACGCAAGAAAAACAATCATAGAGCAAGAAGTAGATGCAAAAGTATTATGCATACCCTACACACAAGAACAATCTAAGTCAGATGATATGAGAGATATGTTTAGTGTGTTTATGGACATGATTGTACAACTCAAAACAATGGAGGAGAACTATGGAACTCTGGGAGAAGAGGATAGACAATGCATACCTTGCTCTGAGTAAATGTCAAGATAAAGACATGAAGAAATATTGGAAGGGTGTAATTAAGATATTAGTTCGTAGAAGTAAACGCAAACTAAACTAAATAGTAGTATGAGTATAGTAAACTTAACAGAATCAGCAAAAGACTATTTAAAGTCAGTTGGTAAACCAAATGTGTCTCTTAGTATAAACAGTGGTGGTTGTTCTGGTTTTCAATACTTGTGGGACACAACAGAAAAAGAACCAACTATAGAAAACTTATGGATAGACCCTATTGCAGAGATGTATATCATAGGGTGTACGATAGATTATGTAACTGAGTTAGGTGGGAGTTTTCTCAAAGTATCAAACCCAAATGCAACAGCCAGTTGTGGTTGTGGTGAGTCTTTCGCAGTATAATAATCAATAATTAGGAGTAAGTATGTTAAAATTTTTAACAGTGGTATTATTGACTTTGTTTACAATGTCAAGTATCGCAGAAGACAAATATAATGAAATGATAAATAAAGGTCTTTTGTGTTCACCAAAAAAATTGGTGTTCGATAAATTAGATAGAGAAGTATGGGTGCCTGCAATCAGAAGTAAAAATCTGAATGGATTTATGACTTACATATTTTTTAAAGAAACTGATGATAGAATTGGTAAAGTAGGTAGAATGAGAATATATGAAGTTGATAAAACAGATACGGTTGCGTGTCTTATATCAGAAAGTGAAAAGATACAATGGAACGGTTCTTTCTGGGATACATTTATTCTTAAATCAGATGGACTGTATATCTAATGGAGTATAGAGTGGAACTTAAAACTGTCACATCACCAGACGAGGTGCGTATCGAAGATGACCCTGTAAGAAAAGGTTATTCTTATGATTTTCGTATGAGTGATGGTCGAAAGATTTTTACTATTCCAGAGAAGGCTGTAGTATGTGTTGCACAGACTACAAGAATACCCACGACTATGGACGAACTAAAAGAATTGTCTACACCAAAGACGAATGAGTTTAGTATTTTTTATACTGTATGGAGTTATGAAAAGGGATATGGAAGACTGATATTGAACTACTTGTTACCTTTACTAAATACTAATAGGTATGTTACTCTATCACCTAAAACCGAGATGGCAAAAAGATTCCATTTAAGAAACGGTGCAAAGATGATAGCTGATAATGATGAGAGTTACAACTTCGAGTATTATAAGTAATTAACAGTCATATATTATTTTCTCTGTGAAGACTGTGGATAGAGAGGATAAATGGTAGAACCAGTTACAACTGCGTTAGCAGGTATAGCATTAGTTACAAAGTCAGTAGAGTTCATAAAGTCAAATATACAAACTGCACAAGATATAGGACAGTTTGTAGGTGCGATAGAAAATGCATTCGAAGGTGAAAAACAATGTTTGAAAGCAAGAGAGAAAAAAGGTGCAGACCCATTTGCAACGGAAAATGTAGCACAGGAAATTATAGATGCTAAGCTTGCAAGGGAGCATCTCAATGAAATGAAGAACCTAATAAATTTAAGGTTTGGGCCAAATACATGGCAGGAGATTCTGTCAGAAAGAAAAAGAAGAATAGATGCAAAAAAACAAGCAATACGAGAAGAAAGAGCAAGAAGACAAAAACAGATGCGAGAGATACAAGAGATTATTAAATACGGTGGTATAGGAATAGTTGCGATTGCATTTATAGGATTAGTGATTTATATTATGATGATATTAGCAAAACCAGCAAATGCAGTAGAAGTTTGGGGACAAGAAAAATCAGAACCTTATGACGAATGTCAAGATTTTAAAACTGATGTTTTCATTTGTCTGAACGAAGGTGCAGATGCTACATACGCACGATATGGTAGAGAATACAAAGGTACATTACCAAGAAGTGACATGTACACTACCTGTAGATTAAAAAAATCTGAGTGGTTTGAAAAGGACATGAATAAGAGAGCAAAAGACACAAGTTATAAATGCACATACGAACACCCACAGGGTAGTCCTGATATACAACTAACAACAGGCCCTAGATTTAATTGTCCAAGAAATATAGAATGTAAAGTGAGGAAATAATGAAAATAAAAAATTGTATTTTAGTAAACGGTAATCAAAGTATAAGTGTAAAATGTAGTCAAAGAAAAGGGACTGCAAGTTTTAAATACTATGGTTTGAAACCTGTTCGTGGTCTTGCACCAGGCGGTATAGACGATTGGGCAGAGGGTGATAATGACCCAGATTATATCAATACAGATATCCTAGATGGTCAACTAATATTTGACCAACACATCAAACAAGGTTTTGAGGTCGCATTTTGAAGTTACATCATGTCGGTATCGTAGTCAAGGATATCAAGCGTTCAGTCGCATGGTACACAACTAAATTTAATGTCAAAACAGAATACATAGATGACAGCTGGGCTATGGTCAGTTTTCCAAATGGTGGTCGTGTGTCATTCGTACTCAAAGACCAACACCCTCCACATTTCTGTCTAGAAACACCAGATGCAGGCTGGTATGGTGAACTCAAAGAACACAGAGACGGTACAAGAACATCTTATATCACAGACCCAGATGGTAATGTGGTAGAACTTTTACTTGACAATACAGACTAAATACAGTAACATTATAACAATATATTATGGAGAAAATTATGAGTCAAATGAATGAACTTGACGATAGACAACAACTCATGGTTGTGACTATGGAAGAATGTGGTGAACTTGTACAAGCGTGTTCTAAGATATTGCGTAGAAGAGAGTTGTATGCAGACACTAAGTATGTACAGAACCTCAAAGATGAAATAGGTGATGTTTATTGTATGTTAGAGTTAATGGTTGAGAAAGATGTTATTTCTTGGTCAGAGATTGAAGAACGAGTGAAAGTTAAAAGAGAAAAACTAAGTAAATGGAGTGATTTAATTGTACAATAAAAAAGACAGATTAAAAAAGGATTTGATGAATAAGTTAGAGGTAGAACTTATCAAGTTAATGACTGAACATAAAGACTTAGACCCTATGGGTGCAGCTGCAGTTCTACTTAAGGTCGCATTATCTGTATATCACACACAATTACAAGATAAGTACGCACTGGAAGAAGTTATTTTTCATGCACTTGAAACACTAGACTCAAATTGGTTTGAGGATTTGACTGATATGGATATGACGAACATAACTATACACTAATGAGTACAAAAGATAGAGATAGAGAAAGAAGATTAGCTGCAACAGGTAGATGGTTTCAAAAGAGTAAAAAACCAATGAAAATGTGGTTGAATCATATCTTTCCTGTTCTACTTGTGATTGCACTTATAAATTATTTAATTTGGAAATAACATGTACAAAATATATACGCAAGATTTATGTGGATACTGCACGATTGCAAAACAAATATTACGCAGAGAAAAAATAGAGTTTGAAGAGATAAATATATCTAAAGACCATAAAGGTAAGTTTTTCTTTCTACAACAAAGACATAGAACAGTACCACAGATATATAATGGAGATAAACATATAGGTGATTGTTCAACACTTATAGAGAAGTATGGAAGGTAATTGATTTTATTCGTAATGTTCTAGAAAGATAAATAGAAAAAAAGGATAGTATCATGGCTCTTAGTACAATAAAAACAAATTCAATAGACGACTCTGCAATTACAAATGCAAAGATTGCTAACTCAACGATAGATGTAACAGCAAAAGTTACAGGAACTTTACCACTTGCAAATGGTGGTATCGGTTCTACTTCTTTGTCTGGTGCAAATATAGCAGCTCTTAATGCGACTGCAAACTTTTCAGATAATATTGTTCAAAGAGCAACACTAAAAGATACATCTGAAACTGTGGTTGCACTAGGTGATTTGGGTGGTGGTACAGATGACCTTGACCTATCACTTGGAAATGTGTTTACTGCAACAGTTTCAACAGGTACACAAACATTTACATTTTCAAATCCATCTGCATCTGGAACTTGTTATTGTTTTATGTTGATACTCACAAATGGTGGTTCACAAACAGTTAATTTTCCTAATACGGTAGATTTTGCTGGTGGTTCAGCACCTTCACTAACTTCGTCTGGTGTAGATATTTTAATGTTTACAACAGTTGACGGTGGTACTATTTTTCATTGTGTAGTTGCAAGTACAGATAGTAAGGACGCAAGTTAATGCCAGTAGGTGGAGGTTCAGGGAAGTTTTTATACAGTGGTGCAGCTCCAGGCGAAGGTACATACTTTGGTGATGGAAGTGATGGTAGTCATACTTTTGATGGTACATCAACAGATAGTGTGTCAGCTGGTGCAAGTTCTTATGGTAGATATTTTGTAGATGGTTCAACAACCACTGCATATCCAGTTCCACTAGCTTCAACAGGTATATACGAGTTCACAGTACCAAACAAAGATGGTTCTTATGATGGAGATGCAGTTGTCAAACAATATTCACAACTAACAGTAAACTCTGGATATGTTCTTACGACAGACCAACCTTGTAGAGGTCTTTTTATTATGGTAACAGGTAACTGCACACTCAATGGGTCAATATCAATGACTGCAAGAGGTGCTTTTGCAAACCCATCTACACATGGTGCAGCCACAACTGGTATTCGTGTACCAGTAAGTCCAGTAAGTAATGACGCACTGAGTGAAGACATATCAACAGGTGCAGTATTTGATGGTATGGGTACAGCTGCAACAAACCTAGAAAGTTCATTTAATAGTGCAACTAAAGATATAGGTGCATTTATATCAGTACCAAAAGTTGGAATGCCTGCTGATGCAACTAGAACTATCGAGGCCGGAAGTGACCAAGATTTTCATGGTTCTTTTGGTTTATCTGGAGATAACTGGATAGTATCAAGTTCTTGGGGTGCAAGACCAACAGATGCTGGTAAGACAGGAGAAGGTGGTTCTGGTAAAAGTAGAAATGGTGCAACCGTTGGTATTGCTGGTTCTATGTTTGCTGGAGGGCCAGGTGGTGGTGCAAGATACTTTGGGCCAGGTGGTATGGAAGGACAAGATTTTGGTGGAGCAGGTGGCGACCATTCTGCTGGTGGTGACTGGAATGCAGCTGGAGGTGCAGGGAATCCAGGCGGTACAGGAAATACCACAGGTGCGAATGGTGGAGATGGTTGTGGTGGATTACTTATCCTATTAGTAGGGGGTGATTTAACAATCGGTGCATCAGGTGGTATTTATGCAAAAGGTGTTGCAGGCGGTTCAAGGCGTGCGACAGGACAATATCTCCCAGGCTCTGGTTCTGGTGGTGGTTCAGTCATAGTATGTTACAAAGGTACACTCACAAACAATGGTACAATAAATGTAGACGGAGGTATATTATCACAGGCAGATAATGGTGGTAATGCAAGTTATCCATCACCTCAAGGTGGAGCTGGTTCATATCAATTAATAAATGTAGGATAGGAGAACACAGATGGCAAATCTTAGATATTTAAGAATAGTAGATGGGTCTGTAACAAAACAGATTGACGATTTAGGAAAAGAGTATCCACATACTTGTTTTCCACAAGGTGGCCCTAATTCTACTTGGTTATCAGAACAAAATTTAACACTTATCACAGAGGTAGATACAAGTGATGCAAGAGATAAAGTAGAAAATGTTACACCTTATCAGAGTGGGGGTAAATGGTACACACAAAAAGTTACTGCGTATTCACCACCATCAGTTACTATGTCAGATGATGATAAATGGGCATTAGTTCGTTCAGACAGAGATTCAAGATTACGAATGACAGATTTTATATTGGTTGCAGATGCACCTAGTTCTTTTACAGATAAATTAGATGCGTGGAAAACATATCGACAATCATTAAGAGATATCACAAAACAATCTGACCCAGATAAAATCACTTGGCCCACCGAACCTAGTTGACAAGTCCACTAGATTATGTTATGATTTGTGAATGAATTATCCAAAACAATATCCTACAGTTGTCATAGATGACTTCTTCGATAATCCATCTACAATAAGAGATTTTGCACTGTCATTATCCTATGAGAGAGATGCAGATGGTAGATGGCCTGGAGAACGAACACCTATGTTGCATACCATTGAAGAGAGTTTGGTATATGCATTTGCAAAGAAAATTTTAAGTATTTATTTTGACAGTGGAACACAAGTTTATTGGGACAATATACAGATGGCGTTTCAGAAAATAAAACCTTACTCACCAGACAGGAATAGTTCTCTTAATTCTGGTTGGATACACACAGATGGTGCAAGGACTTTTGCTGGTGTTGTATATTTGACACCAAATGCACCAACGCACACAGGAACAACTATTTACAAATACAAAGAAGAATATGATGGTCATACAGAAATAACATCAGAGAACAAAAGAAAACTGTATCTAGGTCAACCATTTGATAAGAAAGAATACGATAAAGAAATGACAGAAATGTACAATAGATATGATGTGGTGACAGAGGTTAAAAATGTGTATAATAGATGCATACAGTATGACGCAAGACAATGGCATACTGGAACAAACTACTGGACTAATGTAGAGGATAGATTATCTCTTGTCTATTTTTTCACCAATGTAAGAGCTCCCTTTACACCCTATCAAAGACAAGTATGTCACGACCAAGAGATAATGGACAAAATAAATAGAGTTGGAGAGAAACAATGATAACAATACTAGAAATACTGCACAAACTGTTGTTACCGAAACCCTCGGCTGCAGAAGAGAACAACTATCGTAGGTCACAACAAGTACATTTTGACGATTTACTCAAATGACAGATTTAAAATCAAATGTAATCGAAGCACTTCGTTGTGTATATGACCCAGAGATGCCCTCTGTAAATATACTCGATTTGGGTCTTGTCTATGAGTTGAATGTATC